TCTACAATGAATCAGCGGCGGGTGATCCAGCGGTGGTTATTTTGGACTTTGGTTCAGACAAGACATCTACGAGTGGTGACTTTACTGTCGTATTCCCAACAGCGGATGCTTCTAACGCGATCCTTCGAATAGCCTAATGACTGACGTTATCGTCCCCTTTTCCGGCTGGGGCCGGGGGACGTGGGGTCAACTCGCCTTTGGCGAAGACTCTATTACGAACGCGGGTGCAGCCGGACAGATTGGCCCTGTAACAATCGTTGCAGAGGCCAATGTTCCTGTGACTGGGCTGCAAGCCACAGGCTCTGTTGGTGGCGTAACTGTTGTCGCAGAGGCAAACGTGAATGTTACAGGATCGGAGGCTGTAGGCTCTCCGGGTTCGGTCACAATCACCGCGGAGGCTGTTGTTACCCCTACTGGGGTGGCTGGCACTGGCAATGTAGGCTCTGTAGTCGTTACGGCGGACTCAAATACATCAGTTACTGGCCTTGCGGCCACAGGCTCTGTTGGTGGCGTAACTGTTGTCGCAGACGCTAATGTTAACCCCACCGGGGTTGAGGCCCTTGGCGCAGTAGGTTCTGTCGCAGTGATTGCGGGTGCCAATGTCTTACCTGATGGCGTTGCAGCTAATGGGGAAGTTGGCTCTGTTGTAATTGTTGCAGACGCTAATGTTTCTGTAACGGGATTGTCCGGTTCATCCGCAGTAGGTAGCGTGGTTGTGCAGGCCAACGCGGATGTTACGGTCACAGGTGTTTCTGGTACGGGTGGTCTTGGCACTGTAACCGTAACGGGCACCGCAGTTGTTCCCGCCTCTGGAATTGCCGGTACGGGTCAGGTTGGCACAGTAGTTGTTGAAGCTGATGCCCTAGCGCCTGTTACGGGCCTTGAAGCCGCCGGATCAGTTGGCTCTGTTGCCGTTACCGCTAATGCCGATGTTAATCCTACTGGACTAGAAGCCGCCGGCTCTGTCGGTGAAGTAGAAGTCGGCATTTTTGTCACCGTTGACGTTCTTGTAACAGGCGTTGAAGGCACAGGCCAAGTCGGCCAAGTCGATGCCAACGCAAATGCGGACGTTCTTGTAACAGGCGTCACTGCTACGGGCCAAGTTGGCCCTGTTCTTGTTTGGGGCGGAATAATCCCCGATCAAGACCCCGGATACTCTCCGTTAACGCCTTCTCAAAGCCCTGTCTGGAACAAAGTTGATCCAGATCAAAATCCGGGCTATACTCCCATAACACCATCTTCCACCCCTGCTTGGAATGACGAAACACCGTCTCAAAACCCAAGCTGGGATGACATAGCAGCATAGGATCGAAACATGCCTAGTACATACACCCTGAATAACGGGATCGAACTCATCGGCACTGGCGAACAGTCCGGTACATGGGGCGAGACCACTAACACAAACTTTGAACTGGTAGATACCGCGCTCGACGGTCAGGTGTCTATTGCACTTGCTGGCGCGGGAAACTCCGGCTCACCGAACAACCTTCCGGTTAGTGACGGTTCAGCCTCAAATGGCCGTAATCGCATGATTACATTTACAGACGGCACTGATTTAGGCGCTACAGCATACGTTCAGTTGACGCCAAATGACTCTGAGAAGATCATTTATGTGCGCAACAGCTTGTCTGGCTCTCGCAGCATAATCCTTTTTCAAGGCACTTATAACGCTTCCAATGACTACGAAGTACCCGCTGGCACTACTGCGGTTGTTTACTTCGACGGCGCGGGAGCCGGAGCGGTAGCGGCTAACGTGTTTAACAATGCTCATTTTGATGCGTTAAATGTAGTTGGAAATGTAACAGTCGGTGGAGACGTGACCGTAACAGGTACGGTTGACGCAGGTACGGTTGAGTTTGACAATCTTTCTGGAACAGGCGCGGTGTCTGTTACCAATATCCTCGACGAAGACAACATGGCTTCCGACAGCGCGACAGCCTTGTCCACACAACAGTCTATTAAGGCGTATGTTGACGCGCAGGTCGGCTCTTTCGACACTCTTGCCGAGGTTCTAGCACAGGGCAACACGACTGGTGGGACTGATATAGTTGTTAGTGTAGATGATGTTATCTCAATGGATAACGGGACTAATTTACTACCGTCTTTAACCACAACAGGCGACCTTAACACAGGCTTGTATTTCCCTGCGGCAGACGAAGTTGGTTTGACAGTCGCTGGCACACAGCGGTTAAACGTAAACGCCACAGGCGTAGACATCACTGGCACCGTTACAGCAACAGGCACCTCTGTCTTTGCTTCATTAGACATCTCTGGTGACATAGATGTAGACGGTACAACCAACCTAGACATTGTGGACATTGATGGTGCTGTGAACATGGCAACGACTGCCCTAGTGACAGGCGTCCTGACCACCACGGCTGCGCAGGTAGCAACGGGTGGTATTACAAGTGGCTCAAACATTGTTTCAGACACAGACAGCACTGATGATCTTGGTACAACCAGTGTTCGTTGGGCTAACTTGTTTGTTGATGGTGTTACTGCAACTGACCAAATAACAGCTACTGGATTTACTGGTACACTAGACGGTATTCTTGGGTCTGGCGCTGCTGCTACTGCGTCTGTAACAACTCTTGATACAAGCGGTGCTGTTAACCTAAATCTGACTACTGACTCAACTAGCTCAACTTCAGGTGCTTTAATTGTTGACGGCGGTGTTGGTATAGCTAAGAAACTGTTTGTTGGCACTGACCTAGACGTTGATGGTACTACTAACCTTGATGCTGTAGACATTGATGGCGCTGTTGATATGGCTACAACACTTGCTGTTGCAGGTAATGTAGACTTCAATGGTGACCTAGACGTAGACGGTACAACCAACCTAGACGTTGTGGACATTGATGGTGCTGTGAACATGGCAACGACTGCCCTAGTAACAGGCGTCCTGACCACCACGGCTGCGGCTGTGTTTAACGGTGGGTTTGCTACGGCTGGCGTAGGTACGTTTGCAGATGGGTCGGCATCAACTCCCAGTATTACAAACACAGGCGATCTAAACACAGGCGTGTGGTTTCCGGCGGCTGATACGGTGGCAGCTTCCACGGGCGGCACAGAACGCATGCGCATCCAGAACAACGGCGACATCAGCTTCTACGAGGACACAGGCAGCACGCCAAGGTTATTCTGGGATGCGAGTGCTGAGTCGTTGGGGATTGGGACGACCAGCCCTCGTGCGCTTTTACATCTGCAACCGTCAGGAGGTGCTAGTGATGATTTTAATGCGTTAATCTCACAGTTCCGTCCTAATATCGTGCTTGAAGATTTTTCTTCATCGGCTACGGATTGGCAGTTCTTTCTCGATAATAACGATTTGCAGTTTAGGTATGGTGACGCAAGTACCGATACAAAGCTCGTCAATGAAGCCATGCGCATCGACAGCGCAGGTAATGTCGGGATTGGCACGAATAGCCCCACAGAGAAGCTCGATGTTGTCGGTGATGTTATCCTATCGGATACAGGCACAACCTCAACAGACACACGTAAGCTATCTGTTCACTCTAATGGGTATGCTGTTCTTGATCTCAATGGTGACCGAGATAATACTGTTGGCGAGCCGGGCGGCGCTGGTATTACCTTTGGCGTAGATGGCACAGATGACAACGCTGTTATCTCTTTCGTTAATGCTGCTGGGGAGGATGGTGTCGGCGGAACCTACACAGGGACCACCCCCAACGACATGCTGATCGGCACAACCGCCGATGCCCCCATCCAGTTTGGCATAAATGGTGCTGTTGCTGCTACCCTCGACACTGGCGGCAATTTGCTTGTGGGTGACCCCTCAGACACATTCCCATCTAACAATACTAGCGGTAGTGGTATATCTATCCGTTCAGACGGACGGTACTCTTCGGTTGTAGGCGAGGCCGCTGCCTTAAACGTAGGACGACATACATCGACTGGTCCTGTTGCGCAGTTCTACTATGCTGGAAACATCGTGGGCTCCATCTCAGTCACAGGTTCTGCCACAGCCTACAACGAAAGCTCAGATTACCGCCTCAAAAAAGACGTTATTCCAATGTCAGGCGCAACAGAACGTGTCATGGCATTGAAGCCAGTTAACTTCGCTTGGATTGTAGACGACAGCCGTGTCGATGGCTTCATTGCGCACGAAGCACAGGCAGTCGTTCCAGAGTGTGCAACTGGCACCAAAGACGCCATGCGTGATGAGGAATACGAGGTCACACCTGCAACCGAGACAGACGAAGCCGTCATGGGAACACGATCCGTCCCAGACATGCAGGGGATTGATAAATCCAAACTAGTGCCACTACTCACAGCAGCCTTGCAAGAGGCGTTAACCACAATCGGCCTTATGGAAGCCCGACTAACAGCATTGGAGGCCGTTTAAATGGCACTTATAAACACATGGACTATCGCTAACTGCGAACACGACATCGCAACAGGTGGCATTAACGTAATTCACTGGCGCTGCACTGGCGTAGACGGTGACTACTCAGCGTCATCTTATGGCACTGTAGGGTTAACCCCTGACTCATCTCAACCTGACTTCACACCATACGCTGATGTAACAGAAGCTATGGCGCAGGTTTGGGTCTGGGAGAATGTATCACAAGATGATACAGAAGCGGCTATTGCTGCAAAGATAGACAAACTACAAAACCCAACTGAAGCCTCTGGAAATCCTTGGGCTGCTTAACTTAAACTTAAAGGAGACTTAGTGATGGCTAAAAATGACAAAACACCAATCACAGTCAACGACATCGAATACCTTGTTGAAGACATGACAGACGAGCAGAAGGTTCTGCTTAACCACGTAAACGATCTTGGTCGTAAAATGGACAACGCCCGTTTTAACCTAGACCAACTCAACGTGGGGCGTGAAGCCTTCGTCAAGATTCTGGCTGACTCTCTGGAAGCACCAGAAGAAGCTGAAGAAGCGGAAGTTGTAAACTAATGGAAATGGACGCGCTTTTGAACATGGTATTTGCCGCAGTAATCAGCGGTTTAGGGTGGTGGATTAAGTCCCAGCACGATGAGATAAAGCGCGTCACCATTCTGTTGAACAGAACGCGCGAAGAGATGGCGAAGGAGTATGTCACCAAGAGTGATAGCAATCAGGTTCTTTTGCAGATCATGGGTAAATTCGACAGGCTTGAGGAAAAGATCGACCGACTAATGGAGAAGTAAAATGCTGTGTGTGCTGGTGTTCGTTGGGTTCAACCAAGCGTTCATAAACGGCGCGGGGAGTGTGCTATTTAAGTATTGTTATTACGACTGTAGTAACGTCCCCAAGAACGGCAGTTGGTACAACCGCGTATACAGGGTAAGCCCCGGCTACGCCTGCCCGAAGGAGTTTGTACTAACATGATAGACCCCATTACGGCTGTCAGTTTAGCCACAGGCGCATATAACGCGATAAAAAAAGGTATTGCCGTTGGCCGCGAACTCCAAGACATGACGGGCCAATTGTCCACTTGGGGCAAGGCTTTTTCTGATTTTGGGTTTGCCGAAGAGCAAGTCAAGAATCCTCCGTGGTATTCTTTCAAGGGGTCGGACACTTCTACCGCTATTGAAATCTTTGCCCAAAAGAAAAAGATGCAAGAAATGCGGTCTGAAATTAAAAATTTTATCAGTTGGCATTACGGCCCATCCGCATGGAAAGAGGTCTTGCACATTGAGGCGCAAATGCGCAAGCAGCGCAAAGAAGAAGTCTACCGCAAAGCCGAGCTACAACGCGCCGTTATTGAGTGGACGCTTGGGACTTTGATTGTCCTGTCTGGTGTAGCTGGTTTGGCCCTTGTTCTGTACTTCATGGGCAAACAACAGGGGAAATGGTGATGTGGTTTCTTGTCTGGTTTCAGTTCATGAACAACGATTTAACCCACTACCAACTGGGGCAGTTTCCTACTGAAATGCTATGCGAAGAGGCAAAAGAAGACGCTGTGGTTTTAATAACTGGCAGCACTACAGCGGTGTATTGCTTTGAAGCTATATCGCAACAAAAGAGGTAATTACGTTGTATATGACAAACATGGAAAAGTTGTTATAATAACGCACAACAAGAACTACGCTATTGCTTACGCAAGGAGTTTGGAAGATGGCGACTAAACTAGATGAATGGAAAGTTCTACCACGTTTGATGATGCTGGTAACAACTGTAATGTACATTCGCTGCCTAGAATGGGCGCTATCGCAACCGGACCTGTCAGTATCACAAGCGGGTCTAATTTCAGTCGTTACAGGGGCTTTTACAGGCTCGTTTGGTATTTGGATGAGTAAGGAGTCTAAGTAATGATGACATTATTGGGTAGCCTTTTAGGTTTCGGCAGTTCGTTTCTTCCAGAAGTTTTGAACTTCTTTAAGGCGGGGCAAGAACACAAACAGAAGATGGAAAGCATGAAGCTCGAAATGGAACTTATGAGCAAACGCTCTGAGCTTCAGTTGAACATGCTAGACAAGCAGGCAGACATCAAAGAGACAGAGGGGCTTTACAAACATGATAGTATCGACGCTGGAGGCTTTGTTAACGCACTTAGGGGGTCTGTCCGCCCTGTCATCACTTATGCTTTTTTTGGCCTATTCGTTGCCGTACAAATCGTAATTATGGTTAAAGTTATGGACGAGGGTGGCAACTGGGCCGCTGCGGTTACGCTAATGTGGACCGCAGAAACCTCTGGTCTGTTTGCTGCCATCATGTCTTTCTGGTTCGGAAACCGTGCCGTTTCAAAATATCTTAAAAAAGGATAAGTCTAATGTATAAGTTATCACAGCGCAGCCTTGATAGGTTGGAAGGCTTAGACGAGCGCCTGATTGCGGTTGTCAACTCTGCCATCCACCGCAGCAAGATTGATTTCGGTGTTATCTGCGGGATGCGAACTCTGGAAGAGCAACGAGCCTTGGTCGAGAAAGGCGCGTCTCAAACCATGAAAAGTAAGCACCTTGACGGACATGCCGTTGATTTAATGGCCTATATCGGATCAAGGGCATCTTGGGAATTAAATTTGTACGACGATATAGCTGACGCTATGGCCGAAGCGGCTAGGGAAGTAGATGTTCCTATACGCTGGGGCGCGGCATGGACAATTTCAAATATCGCTCAGTTCCACGGGGGCACTATGGAAGATGCTATGAATAGCTACGTTGATGAGCGCCGCAGCCAAGGAAAACGCCCATTTATAGACGGTCCTCACTTCGAGCTAATGGTGTGACCTAACACTGGTGTAAACTTACCTTTTGTGTATAATCCCCCTAACTGGAGATTGCTGATGCCGCTGACCAAACTTCAATTCCGCCCCGGTATCAACCGTGAAACCACGTCATATTCAAATGAGGGTGGGTGGTTTGATATGGACAAAGTGCGGTTCCGGTTTGGTTTTCCAGAAAAAATTGGCGGTTGGATCAAGCAGTCTTCTAATGCTTTTTTGGGGACATGTCGGGCGTTACACCCTTGGTTGGCCTTGGACGGGTCTAATTACTTGGGCGTTGGGACGCACCTGAAGTATTACATCAACGAAGGTGGCGGGTATAACGACATCACGCCTATCCGAACTACAACGGCGGCTGGAGACGTAACTTTTCTGGCAAACGCAAACACGCTAGGCGCAGATGTATCATTGCTTGATACAACTATAACGTTGTCGTCTGGTTCAGGTTTCCCCGAGTCGGGCCGGGTTCAAATAGATAGTGAAATACTCACTTATGCGGCTTTGGTCGGGAATAATCTAACGGGATGTGTTCGAGGCGTAAACGGCACCACGGCGGCTACGCACACTTCGGGTGCCGCCGTAAACTGTGCTACTTTGATAGTGTCTGACACCAACCACGGCGCTTTGGTCAATGATTTTGTAACATATTCTTCCGCGACTACACTAGGTGGCGTAATAACGGCCACTGTTCTTAACCAAGAGTACGAAGTTACACAGGTTATAAACGACAACAGCTATCAAATAGAAGCTCGCACCGTCAGCACGATTAACAGCATTACGACGACCTCAGGGCTAGATGCTACTTATGTTTTCGCCACAAGCGCCGACAGCGGCACCGGAGGCACGGGCTGTATCGGCGCATATCAGATTAACACGGGGCTCGACACGACGATCGTTGGAAACGGCTGGGGAGCGGGGGTCTGGTCCCGCGGCGCGTGGGGGTCTAGCACTTCTTTGTCCGCTTCGGGCCAAACTCTTCGGATATGGTCGCACGACAACTTTGGTGAAGACCTTATTATTAACGTGCGCAACGGGGGCATCTTTTATTGGGACAAGAGTAACGGTTTAAACACGCGGGCCGTGGAGCTTGCGTCGTTGCCCGGGGCTAACCGGGTGCCTATTGTGGCGAAACAAGTCCTTGTTTCGGATCGGGACCGCCATGTTGTTGCCTTTGGTTGTGATTCCGAGGTGGAACCGGGTGTTCAAGACCCTCTTTTGATTAGGTTTTCGGACCAAGAAAACGTCACTCAGTGGCAGTCTTTGGCCACTAATACGGCGGGAGATTTACGGATTGGGTCGGGCTCTGAGATTGTCACGGCCATTGAAACTCGGCAACAAGTGCTGGTATTTACGGACGTTTCGCTTCACGCGATGCAGTATTTAGGCCCCCCGTTTACGTTTGGCATTAACGAAATATCTACAAACGTGACTATTGCGGGTCCGTTGGCCGCGATTGCTGTTGAGGACCAAGTGTTCTGGATGGGCGCGGAAGAGTTTTATGTTTATGGCGGTTCGGTACAGCTCCTTCCTTGCTCGGTCCGTGATTATGTGTTCAGCAACATAAACAGCGACCAGTTGCAGAAAGTTACGGCTTCTACCAACACGGCTTTTTCTGAGGTTACGTGGTATTACCCCTCGGCGTCTAGCACTGAAAACGACAGCTACGTTACCTACAATTACCAGCAGCAAATCTGGTATTATGGCACTCTTTCACGGACGGTTTGGCTTGACCGCGGGGTTAATTCGGACCCTATTGCGGCGGGATCGGACCATTATCTGTACTTCCAAGAGATTGGCTTTGACGACGGCAGCACGTCTCCGGCCAGTGCTATTTCTTCTTATATTGAAAGCAGTCAGATGAGTTTGGGTGAGGGCGAACAGTTTGTCTTTATGCGGCGGCTTATTCCTGACTTAACTTTCCGAAATTCTTCTAACCCGACGCCCACGGCAACTATGACGCTGAAGGTTCGTAACTTCCCGGGCTCAAATTATTCTAATTCCAACAGCAATACGGTAGCTAAAACGGCTTCTGTTCCTGTCGAGCAATTTACAGATCAAGTGTTTGTAAGGCTTCGGGGACGTTCGTTTGCGTTTAGGATAGATACGGACGATACGGGAGTGGGCTGGCGGCTCGGCTCTCCTCGGGTGGAAGTTAGACCCGACGGGAGGCGCTAGTGTCTAGGAATTTAAACCTACCTTATTTTCCTATTCCGCCGCAGGACTATGACCAGTCCTACTTTGCGGAGGTTTTGCGGTCTTATTCTGTTTACATGCAAAACATGCAAAACGCGGGAGAGGGTCGGAACACGTTTACCGTTTTCACGGCTCTTCAATCGGACGACAGCGGGCTGGAGCCCGGTGCGGTATTTGAACACGGGGGCCAACTTCGGGTTCCTTTAATTTATTCCCCCTATGTTAGGGGATCACAAGCGACAGGCTCTGTCGGGACAGTAACGGTGACAATCTCATGACTGATACAATTATTACAATGTCGGACGGTTCTAAGTGGCGTCCATCGGCCAGCACAGACACGGTTCATTGCGCCAACTGTGAAAATGTTGTAGACTCTGCGGAAGAAATTGCGTCTTACCCTGACGGCATCTGCCCGGATTGCAACCAGAGTTGGACAGGTTCGGAAAAAAGAAGTACAAATATACAAGTTACAATGCCTGAAGGCATCATTGGTGGAGCGGGATAATGGCAGAAGCTGCAAAAAAGATTGATGCAATGGAAGTCCCTGAAGGTGGTATTGCAGACTTTGTGATGTCGGACGCAGAAGCGGACGAGGTTTACGGCCCGGATGAAGACGGGACGGAAGAGTTTGGCGATGAGGGCATTGCTCAGTTTCCAGCTTTGACCAAAAAGATGGCGGCCATGGGCCGCGAAGGCGACGATACGATTGCTCACGTTCAAACGGGCGAGCTAATTATTCCGGCGGCATTTCTTGAAGACAATCCTGAAATGAAGGACACCCTCTTTGCGTTTCTTGAGGCGCAAGGCATTGAAAACCCCGAGCGGTATGTTGTTGGTTCTGAGGAAAACAGCCTTAACCCCGACACAGGCGCTCCAGAGTTCTTTTTTAAATGGGTGAAAAAAATTGTTAAAGGCGTTGTTAAAGGCATTAAAAAAGTCGTTAAGGCCGTTGTTAAAGTAGTTAAAAAGATTGCTCCGATTGTTTTACCAATTATAGGTACGGTTTTCTTAGGACCTATTTACGGCGCGGCACTGGGTTCAGGAATTGCAACGTTGATTAACGGCGGTAGTATAAAGGACGCTCTTAAATCGGGCTTGATGGCGGGTGCTATGGGCGGGCTTACCGCAGGGGTTGGCAGCGCCATGAGCGGCAACGGCTTTATGACGGGCGTTCAAAACGCGGCGGCTTTGAGTAACGTGTCCGCCGGTATGTCGGGGATTGGAAAAGCTCTGACCGGAGATTTCTCGGGCGCTTCTTTTGCTAACATGAAAGCGGGCCCAACGGCCGAGGGCGGTACGTCTTTTGCGGGCTCAAACTCTATGAATTTGGTTGACGGGGCGGTAGACCCTTCAAAATTAGTGACGGTTGATGGGGGGAATGTGGCAACGGATGCTGTAACGAGCGCGACCAACGTGGCCGCAGACGGCGTAGCGTTGACCACGGATCAGATCAAACAACAAGCGGCCGTGAACGCAAGTTACAAGCCCCCGGGCTTTACCGAAAGCATTAAACAAGTGTTTACTCCAAACGACGGCGTTAGCATTGGGGAAGGCCTGAAAAACGCCTTTATGCCAAACGCGGGCGCTCCGACAGCAACTGATTTCTTAACCGGAATGGGCAAAAATATAAATACGGCCACTGCGGCGGATTTAGCCTTGGCCGCTGAAAAGGCTGGTCAGGTTAGCGCAGGACTAATGCGTACATACGGCCCCGCAGCATTGCTCGGAACAGCCGGTGTAGCCGCGGCGGGCGGATTTACCGCGCCTCCGATGGAAGAAGCAGGAGTTGTTGAGCGCGATGAAGAGGGCAACGTCATCACGGGCACAGACCTTGTTAATGCCGATCCGTCACAGTATATGATTGCAGACCTTGGCAACCGGGTTTTAGACCCTGAAACAGGGACTTACATAAGCAAGGCTGAAGCAGACCGCCGCGCTCGTGAAGAAGCGATGGGCGGCATAGCAAGTTTAAGCACTTACCAGCCTCCTGCAATAAACGCGGGCACACAGCCGGGTCAGCCACAAATGCAAACGGCACAGCTTGATCCAAACGCGTACTTCTTGCAGGGAAGCACTCCGGGCGGGCCATTTGCTCGCCCATTCGTTGGCCAAACACTTGCTCAAGGTGGCCAAGTATTCCCCCGCCGAAATGGCGGTATAATGCCTAACGAAGGTGTTCCAAATCAAGACAGCGTTAAAGCCATGTTAATGCCGGGTGAATTTGTAATGACTACCGATGCCGTAAAAGGCTTGGGTGGCGGCAACATGAACTCCGGAATAAAAAACATGTACTCGGTTATGCGTAACCTTGAGAACCGTGGAAGGGCGACAGCGTAATGGTCGAAACAACAGAACAGATAGTCCGCGAAGCTCCGGATATTGAAGCCTACAAAATAGGCTTACTTAAATCCGCTAAAGCTCTAGCAGACCAAGGCGTCTCAATACCTCCGAACATGGTTGCGGAGATGAACCAGCTTCAAATCAAAGCTGGGGAACTCGCAGGAGCAGGGATTGGCGGATATCAGCCTTACTTAGAGGAGGCCGGTTACACGCTTGGCGACGCCCAAACCGCCATTGGCGGTGTCATGGCTGGCGCACAACCCTACCAAACAGAAGCCGCAGACTACATGCGGGCAGGCGCAGACGCCGTACCGGGACAAGTTTCCGCGGCTCAACAAGGTATTGCAAACGCAATTGGGGCCGGTCAATCTGCTACAGATACCGCGGCCCTCGGCCTTGGAACCGCTGCCGATAACGCGAGATTAGCCGCGGGACAGTCCACAACAGACCAATTGGCTGCTTATGACGCTATACCCGGTCAAATTAGTGCTGCCCAACAAGGGATGACGGGTGCCGCAGGCATGGCTGGGCAAGTTGCCGATGCCACAAGAGCCGGTGGAGCAAACGTTCAAAACACGTTAGCTGGACAACTAGGTCAGTCTGTTGACCAAGCTAGAGCTTACGGGGCATTAGGTGCAGGAGCATTAGATGCCGCTACGTTAGCCGGTCAGAACTTAAATCAAGCCACGGATCAAGCCCGCCTTCAAGCGCAAGCGGGGCAAGAAGGCCTGCAAGGCGCGGCTCTTGGTGCGCAAGACGTAGCAGGCGCAGCCGGAACCGGAACAGCCGGGGCCATTCAGGGCGCACGTAACGTTGCATCAGGCGGAGCCCAAGCTTTGGGCGCTGCCGCAGGAATGGGTTCTCAGGCCGCGGCAGATGCTGGGCTAGGCGCTCGTTTGGGTGCAGCGGGTACGGCTTTGGGGCTAGGAGCCTCTTCTGACGCAGCGCGGACCGCGGCCCAACAAGCGGGTGTCGGCGGTATTGGCGCGTATGAAAACGCATTGGCTGGAAGTCAACAAGCCGTTCAAGGTGCCCGAGGTATTACCAGTGACGCGGCCGCCGCTTTACAGCAGGCAGGCGCTTTAGGAACCTCTACCGCACAGCAAGGCATTGCAGGTTTGGCTGGAACAACAGGAGCGTTTGACCCCAATTCCACTGGCGCATTTATGAACCAGTACGAGGATGCGGCGGTTCAACAGGCTCTGTCGGACATCCAACGTCAAGGTGACATCGCGGCTCAAGGGCAGCGGGCACAGGCCGTAGGCGCGGGAGCGTTTGGCGGGTCAAGACAGGGTATTCAAGAAGCCGAAATGGCAAGAAACGTGTTAGAACAACAAGGCCGGACTGCCGCAGGGATGCGTCAAGCGGGCTTTGAAAGTGCTGCACAACGGGCGCAAACCGCATACGAGGCCCAGCAAGGACGCGGCCAACAAGCGGCGCAACTTACCGGGTCCCTCGGCGCTCAAGGCGCTCAAGCTGGAACGCAAGCAGCTACTGCGGCGGGTCAATTAGGGCTTGAAGGCGAAAAGTTAGCGGCCACACAAGCGGGGCAATTAGGTCAGCTTGGTTTGTCCGCGCAGACAGCGGCAGGCCAGCAAGGCATGGCGGCCGAGCAGCTTGCCTCTCAGAATTTAGGCACGGCGGGTCAATTGGGTCAATCAGCCGAGCAATTGGCGGGTCAATTGGGCATGTCCGCGGCACAGTTACAAGGTCAATTAGCCGGACAAGCCGCTCAATTGGGTATTTCCGCAGAACAGCTTGCGGGTCAACTCATTCAGCAACAGGCCAGCACTGGAATGTCGGCACAACAACTTATGGCGCAGACTTCCCAGCAAGCCGGTCAACTCGGTTTGTCCGCGGAGCAATTGGCGCAGCAAAGTGCCGGTCAAGCCGGTCAACTCGGCATACAGGGTACGCAGGCCGCGGCCAACATTGGAATGTCCGCGGAGCAAATGGCTTCTGCCAACGCGCAAGCTTTGGCTCAAACGGGCATGAGTTTAGAGCAACTTTCCGCCCAAACAGGTATGAATGCGGCTCAATTAGCTGGTCAGATGTCTGGCCAACAAGGCCAATTAGGGCTGCAAGGGGCTCAAGCGCAGGCTGGAATTGCCGCTCAAGCGGGTCAAACCGCTCTTGCGGGCGAGCAGTTTGCCGGTCAGATGGCGGGTCAACAAGGCCAGCTTGGTCAGGCGCAAGCCAACATGGGAATGCAGGGCGCACAAGCGGCAGGCGGTTTGGGTCTACAAGGCTCCGAATTGCAAGGCCGGATGGGCGAGGGCATTGGCGGACTTGGCACACAATACGGACAATTGGGCTTGGCACAGGGCGATGCACTTGGTAATCTTGGATTACGTCAAGCGTCTCTCGGTGAATTGGGTCAAAGCATGGGTCAAAAAGAACAAGGGTTCCTGTTCGACGTGGGCAAACAATTCCAAGCCCAAGATCAAGCCGGTTTGGAAGCCCAGCGTCAAACAGACCTACAACAAGCTTACGAGCCATATCAACGGGTGTCCTTCTTGTCAGATATTTATAAGGGCGCTCCGTCGTCTCAACAAAGTATTTCGGCAACTACGGCACCTTCAGTATCGCCAGCCCAAAGTATTTTGGGGCTCGGCGTAGCGGGTCTGTCGGCAGCGGCAGGCGCTAGAAATGCGGGGTTATTTTAATGATGGATAGAGGTGTAATGGGCCGACAAATGTTTGCAAACGGCGGACAGGTTCGGTATATGCAGGCGGGCGGTTCTCCAATGATGCCCCCAGCACCACAGCAAGCGGTAGACCCCGCTGCAATTCCACAAATGGCAATGGCCGGAATGCCCCAGCCTGAAGCAGGCAGCATGGGCGAAGCCGAAGGAATGGGCGCTCAAGCGGGCATCGATCCAGCGGTTTTGGAACAAATGCTAGGGCAAGCTGCGGGACAGTTTGAAGGCATCGACGCCGCGGCGGAAAACGAAGATTACGAAGGTGTGATTAACGCCATTCGAGGGGATCAAGCTCCCCTACAAGACCGTCGTATGGAACTGGCCGAAATGGTTGGCGAAGAAGATGCCCAACAAACGCCAGACTCGGTTTTAACGCTGATCCAACCTGTCATGCAAATGGCGGCGGTAGATCAAGGAATCGGCGGGTTAGCTCCCGACGCAATGAATACCCCTATAGAGGGGGACATGGCCGGTGGTATTATGTCCACGGTTAATATGGGTGCCGAGGAGGCTCCTGTACCTGTAAATTTTAGACAAGGCGGCGCGGTTCAGTATTTTGCACCAGAGAACACTAATCGTGTCGCCGGTGCCCCTGACCCACGGGCCTTGGAGCTTTTTAACCAAGACCGGGCTCTTTATGGCCAGCTTATTGGCGGAAACGAGCAACAAGCGGCTTACGACGAACAAAAGAAAATGACCCAATCGCAGATGTTGTTTGACATTGCGCAGGGTGCATTGGCCTTTGCCACCCCCGGGGATCGTCAGATGAGCCCTGCGGAGCGTTTGGCACAAGTGGCGCAACCCGTATTAGGTAATATCGGAGCCCGTTCGGGTGAACTATTAAAGTTTAAGCAAGGCCAAGCTGCGGAAAAACGCCAGTTAGACATGGCAGCGTTGCAGTCCTCTCAGACTAAACTGGGAGTAGAAAATCAAGCTAAGATAGATGCCTCCGCGGCGGCCGCTTTAGCGGAAAGTAAATCAGTAGAAAAAGCGGCGGAACGCGCTCAAGAGCTACTGTTGCAGGGCAATAAGTTTTCCTTCCAGCGCGAAACGGGCGAAACAGAGCAAGGGTATGCTCTACGTTTGGCAAGGGATTTGTCGGAAAGTCGGCGGACATTGGAAAACCTAAAGGGTACGCTGACCGAGGACCAAATTAGACTTCGGGATGAATTAACCGTAAAAGAAGCGCGTTTGTCGGAAGCTCACGATTTAGTTCTTCAAGGCGCAAAGTTTGACTTTACAACTTCCGAACGCTTGTCTTCACAAGAATTTAAAGGTGAGTTGCAGGAGGCAATTGACGCGGCTAGTGCATCACGTCAGGCCCTCGGGTTTGCAAATGATGAGAAAACTATTGCTCAACGTGCAGAACTGGGTCGACAGTTGGCAGAGTTAAATAGTAGCTTGCGCGTAACCGAAAAAGCAGTTGATCTGGACAATACCCTACAAGTGGCCGGTGTTAAAAACGGTTACGAATTGGCTCAGATGGACAAAGGGCACGACTTTAACCTTGCGTTGGCAGCCCACAAGGGCACCATTGCTTCGGCGGCGGCGCAAAATCAACAGTTGGCAACGGCTACGGAAAATGCGTTGGATCGTGCGGCTCGTGAAGGCTTGCAGATCAATGCTCAAGACTTTAAAAGTTTGCTGCAAAACGACATGCAGGACTTTACTGGTAGCGAGTCTGAGAAGGATCGGTTGCTTACACAGCTTCAAAATGACGTTGCAAACGGTCTTAAAGAGCGTGGTCTGGACATCTCTCAAGGTAATCTGGATTTGGGCACGATTACTCAGCTTGCAAACGAAAGCTTGGCTCTTCGTAAGCAGGCGTTTACCGAGGCGGAAGCGGCAGCGGATCGTCTGGCACCAAGCCTCAAGGTTGTGGACAACGATCTGGTCCTATTTAATCCTGCGGACAATACGGCAACGTCCGTCTTTCAAGCGGAAGGCGGACCTACCAAACCCGACTTCAAAGTTATTCGCAATATGGGCAACCAAACTACTCAGGTGGTTGACGCAACCACCGTGGGTGGAGCGGCCGCTATTGCAAAAGCCAACGAAGCCAACTCCGGCGGTACGCAGAAATTCAATGTTTCTAACATGAGTTCTGACACCGCTCCGACGGCCAAAGCCTTCGCTATTCAAGGATTGGGCAACGTTCTAAGCTATGACGGCGGAAGAACCTATGTAGCCTCGGACGGTACAGCGCAAAGTATGCCTACTACCGGCGTGAATCCACTAAGCGATACAATTGCTTACGATATTGCGGCAAAACAAAGAGTTGCTTTAAGGGCCGGCTCCGATTTAGAGGCTATGGACGAACAACTAGGAATTGTCTCCCGCGGCGGAACCCGCGAAAACCCGCAGAATTTATCCGGCAAAGATGCGGCCCTGATGCGTGATGCAATGTCTGCGGCTCGTAACGGTACGGGCCCCTACGCAGGGTTTGCAGTGTTTGCCGATAACGTGTTTGGGGGCTTTATCCCACAAGCTCGTCAAGCTTTTTCGGGAACCCAAGCAAACCGTCAATTCTTGCGGGGCCTTACCATTCTAGGGCGATCAGCCTTGGTAGTTAACCCACGGTTTCCTGTTGCTGAAATGGAAAAGGTCGGGGCTTTATTTCCTGATCCAGACAAGTTTTTTACCAACCCGGAGTCTGAAGCAGGTAAGCTGGTAGAAATGAAGGCGTTAGCACAACAACAAAGACGCGCAAATTTAACGGCTCTTAACGACGGCATTCAAGACGACAAGACCCGCCAAGCGGTTCTTTCTAACAACTTTGAGATTGATAGATTGTTAGGAATGTTGGCCACTGTTCCAAGCAGCGTTACGGGAAAAGTTGATAACGATACGGCCGCCGGATTTAGGCAGCACATTATGAACCAACAGAACGGAAAACCCTGATGGGACCAGATGATGTAGTCGCGCCGGAAGTCGTAACAGCGGATTCCGTAGGACCTAATTATAGCCCGGTGGTTTTTGACAAGCCTCAGTTTGATGCCTATGTGCAAAACTTCTCCTCGGAAGGTCAAAACCCGTCTCAAATTATGGCAGAAATGCTGGCGGAAGAAGTTTTAGGAAGTGGCGCTTATCAAGGTTTGTTAAGCGGTAACTCCACGTTGTTTGATACTTTTGGACCTTTAAAAGACAAGCCGCCCTCAGAAAGAGGCCTTACAAACGACCAAATAATAAACTTACTGGCGCAAGATACCGAAGGTAACCCCATTGAAGCCGGTACGTTCCTAGACGGTTTTAAACGTGAAGTCGGTCCCGCAACAACGTCTCTGGGCGGTTTTATGGCGGGCGCAAAAGTTGGCGCAAAAGTGCCCGTTGCGCACCCTGTAGCAAAAGGGGCCGCTGCTTTAGTGGGGGGTATAGCGGGGTCTTTGGCCGCCTATAAAGGCGGCGAATTACTTACCGACCAGTTAATGGGACCAGAAAGTCCGATGCTTCCGGGACAAACAGCCGCCTATGAATCCGGGAAAACCGCCGCAGGCGTTTTAGGCTGGCTGCCCTTTCCCTTCATGATTAGTAAAAACGTTGGGGTTGGAACGGCCGAGTTTGTAAAGAACTTAGCCGAAAACGGCGTAACGCCGTCTCGGTCCACTCGTTTGCTTCAAGGCGCTCAAAACATGCTGGCTCGAACAGGGTCCGCGGCCCGCGCAGCACCTGCTCCTTTTCTTGCCGCAGAAGCCATTTCGGGTGTTGGTCAAGTGGGCGGAGCAAGTGTAGCAGAAACGTATTTCCAAGGTGATCCGTTAGCCCGCATCTTCTTCGAAACAGTGGGGGGTGTCGGAACGACTGTTGCCTCCAGTCCTCTAGCGCCTGTTCTAAACAATTACGATCAAATTCTACCGGCATTGCGTCGCGTAAAACAGACCTACGAACAAGGCGGCGCAAGCGCGGTTTTGTCCCCGCTTAAATCCGCTCGTCAAAGAAAAGCGGTTGAGCGGATCGTGGATATCTTGGAAGCAGAAGGCGAAGACGTAGAAGCCGTAATCCAACGTTTGGCCGGAGACGATTTAGGCGAATTGTTGGTTGGCGAAGACGGCAAACCTATTATGCTAACTGCGGGGGCAAAAGGCGGATCACCTGCTTTGCTGGCTATTGAAGCCTCTTTAGAGCAGCTTGGCAGCGGTCTGTCCGCGGAAAGAACCGCCGGTTCTAAGGCCTCTATCAAAGCTTTGCGAAACGTAATTCTAGCAATGTCCCAAACAGGGGACCAAGACGCCCTTCAAACGGCTGCGGATTTGGCCGAAGGCGTGTTTAGCGCACAGCTAAATGAACGCATGGCATTTGCCACAGATAACGTACTGAAAGCTTTCGAAACTGTTTCGAGAGACGGAACTAGCAACATCCAGCTTTCTGAAAGACTTTTTGACGTTATTACAAACCAGTTAGGCCAAGCCCGAAGCAAAGAAAAAATACTGTGGGGTTCTGTCCCTGAAATCGACATAACTTCTTTTTCAAACGCTGCGGGGGAAGCGACTAACACTCCCAGTTTCATAACAAAATGGAACAGTGTAAGGGGCGTTTCTCCCGAGCTTCAAGGTAAGCTTGCCGACGACATGCCTTTACTTCAACAATTTGTTGATCGTAAAACAAACGAGTTGGGATTAGGTGCGCCTGCACCGGCTTCCGGAGAGTTGGTCACGGCTCAAAGACGGGCAACCGACGCCGTTACAAAGCTGGCGGGTACAAGCTATGAAAACCGTGTAAGTAGCATCGTCGATGCGATGACTAACGAAGGCGCAACACAACAAGATATTTTGACAAGGTTGCGTCAAGAAGCAAGCTCTTCTCGCGGCCGCATGTCTACCCCTAGAACACGTCAGTTGGCGGATGCGCTAGACAAGACCGCTGATTTAATGGTCATGCAGGGTAACCAACCCGCGGCCGACGGAACCGGGGTAATAACCGATCCGTTAACAACAAAAGAACTAACGGAACTGCGCGGCATTGCCTTAAACTATTCACGTCGTTTTTCCTCCGGGGAAAACCCTGATTATAACTCCGCTAGGATTGCTAATGAAATGGCCAGTGCCATGTTAGACGATCTAGGTGGCGCATCGTTGGGACCGGAGGCAAATGATTACCGGTTCTCGTATGACATGGCTCGTTCGTATTCGCGCTCTCTTAATGACACGTTCACTCGGGCTTTTGCGGGCGAAGCCACAAAAACAAAAGGCTCGGGAGCCGCGAGCATGGGACCAGAGTTACTGGCTCGTCGCATCCTTCAGGGCGGAAATGATCCAACCTATCTGCGTCTTGAACAAATTAACGAAATCGGGATGTTTGCGGTAGAAGAAGGCTTGGCTGATGCGGAAACAACCATAGGAACGTTGCGCGGCGTTACGGAGCAAATCCTTCGGAATGCGCGGTCAGAGGCTTTTGATCCCAATACTGGTGAGGTAAACCCCGATGCTTTGGCTAAGTGGGTTGCTAAAAACAAAGACGTGCTTGACCAATTTCCCGGGTTACAGTTTGATTTACAAAATGCCGAAAGTGCAAACGTTCTTCTAAGAGAGTCTTCTGAGATTAATCGAAAGAACCAAGCGGAAGAGTTGGCTCAATTAAGCTTTTATGACCTCATGAACCCTGTGATGAGTGATACAGGCCGTAGGGTGTATGGAACAGAAAGCCCGACAACGGCCATTGCACGAGCTATTAACACAAGAGCCCCGATCCAAGGGTTGGACCGACTTTTAAGCGTTGTTACAAACGCCCCCGAAGACGCGCGGGAACAAGCCATGACCGGTTTGAAGTCTTCCATTTTAGAATGGGCCGCGACAAAGGCGGGTGGCAGCCACTCGGGGACCTTTAGCCCAAGCACCCTATATGATGACATGTTTCGTCCTATAAAGGGCTCCAGAGGCCGCGTATCGTTAGTGGACTGGATGAAGGAAAACAAAGTAATGAACGAAGCAGAACTTTCCAACCTAAAGACCTATTTGTCTGAAATGGTTCGGTTTGAAGCTTCGGAAAAAGCGGGTGATATCGGGGAACTGGTGGATCGTGCGGGACCTTTGTTTGATTTTTACTTAGGCATTACAGGTTCTGCAATTGGTACTCGCGCACAACGCATGTTTACTGGCGGTCAAAGTGGCCCCGGCGCTCTTATCGCTGCGGGTCAAGGTGCCGAAACAATGCGTCGTATATTTAACGACATTCCGGCGGCATTACAGACGGACGTTATGTCCGAATTGATGGCTAACCCAACACTTTTGGCAGCTATGATGCGCAAACCGCGTAATGACAAAGAACGTGTTCGTCTCGCCGAGCGCGTCGGAAACATGCTTAAAGATTTAGGCTTCTCTCCGATACGAAGAAGCCCTCCTTCAATAATTCGTGAAACAGACGAAGAAACAGAAAAATTTACTGTTCCGTCTGAACCACAAAGACCCTTACCCCCTTCAGACCAAGAAGGGTCATTGAATACCGCACCGGAGGGACCTCCCGCCTTACCCGGTGCGGTTACTCAGCCTAGTCCTGTCCAACAGGCCGCTGCGCCACCCCAAGTGGCACCTGTACAATCTTCTGGACCGGTTGACAGGACTAGGTACGCTGCAATGTTCCCAAATGACTCAACAACGCAGTTGATGAAAAGTGGGATTGGAAGTTTAGGGGGTTAACATGTCAATTGTAAATTATGCGTCTCCTGATTATCGTTACTACGACACTGACAAAAAGATCATGGAGGATTATGATAACCGGATCGGTATCTACAACACCGCTTTGGGGCAGTATAAAACACAAGCTGGCGATTACCAAAAGCTGGTGGATGACTTTAACACCAACCAGATCGAACCGTGGAACGCGAACCTTGCTCAATGGCAACAGGACCGCGAAACTTATAACGCGGCCATCGAAAAATGGAATGCTACGGACAGAACAACACCGTATGAGAGTTGGTCTGGTACGGTAAAGTCTCCGGGAAACTTTACGAGTACCGCACCTGTTTTTGAAGGCGGGTCGGCTCCTGTCGCACCTGACGACCCCGGTTTTTCAGGCGATGACGTAGACGTTTTTATTGAAGAGTCCCAAGCCCGCGCACAACGTCGTGGGGCGGCCAGTGCTACAGCACAAGCTGTTATTGGAAACACGTCGGGCGCTTTTGGAAGTGGTGCTGGAGAGCAGTTGGTTCGGGACGGGGCAGGCTCTGCCGGGTTCCAAGCTGGAGATATTAATTTAGCCGGGAATGCAGGACTAAGCTCCACGGCCATGGGATTTGGAGATGGTGGTATGGTACAAAATTACGCGCAGGGTGGTGCAATAGCTTCCCCGTATGCCGCCAGTTTGCAACCAGCCATGTCTGTGGCTAAACAACCCGATATGAGCGGTATTGGCGGTCTTTTTCAAGAGCAGGCTTTCAGCCAACGACAGTCCGGCGGCCCGATGCCAAACCAGTTCGGCAGCCAAATGGCCGACTTGCGCGGCTCTCCTCTCAAAAACTACCAAGAATACTTGATGGGCACTTACGGTCAGAAAGCTATGGAGAACGTCCAAAACAGCATCGATGGCGATGTGGGCCACTTTGTTGGCATGGTGGACGAGGCTGAACGCGCTCATTTTGGGGCGGAAGAAAGCTTTGGTTTTGGCGGCGGACAAATGCACCTCGACAGCCTGAAACAGTTTGAGAGCCCCGAAAGGTCACCTATGGGCGCTATGGGCGGTATGACCCGTGCAATAGGCGAAGACGGCAGTGGCGGCTTTTTTGGCCTTTCGGCAAGCACTATGGCCATGGGTGAAGACGGTGGCGGAGGTTTTAACGATTTCGGCGGGGGTTTCTTAGCTACTACCCAAGCCATGGGCGAAGACGGTGGCGGCGGCAATAATCTAACGAATTTGATGGGCGGCGGGCCCGAGATTTCTGCCCAACTCTTTGCGGAGGGCGGCGCGGTACAAGGCCCGGCTACCCCGGAACAACTTACCGCGGTAAGAACGAAAATAATGGAAGACTACGGGTTTGATCCCATGGAATTAGCCCTCGAACAAAACGTTGATCCCGAGCTAGTTTTGCGCGTCATATATCAAGAAAACAGAGGCCGTCAGGGCCCCGTAAGCCAAAAAGGGGCCATTGGCCTTATGCAGCTTATGCCCGGAACCGCCAAAGAACTAGGTGTGGACCCTAACGATCCAAAACAAAACGTGATTGGCGGTATTAAATACCTCAAGCAACAGCTACAGGACTTTGGTACGGTGCCCTTGGCCCTTGCCGCATATAATGCAGGCCCGGGAAATGTAAGGAAGTATGGCGGAGTTCCGCCCTTTGACGAAACCCGAAAGTACGTTTCTATAATCCACGGTGCCGCCGAAGGCGAAATAATGCCTGCTATGGACGGATTCTTTCAAATGGCCGAAGGTGAAGACCCGGCCCCAAAACCACGAGCGCGTCCAGAAGGAATTGGGCAACCGGGTTATACCCCTACGCCGCAACAGGTCAGTGAATATTTGATGATGAACCAAGAGCCCGAAGTTGCGCAAGCAACCGCTGCCCCTCTTATTCGTCCCCAAGCTAGACCAGAACCGCCGCAAGAAACAGGGATTGGTCAAATGTTTAAACAATACGCCGCGTATGACTACGAGCAACCGATGCCTAGCGCGTTTGCAAGCGGCGGGGAAGTTTCTGGACCACCCCCGCTCCGCGGACCCGACCCACAGGGTAACTTCAGGCTATAAACTAGCCTTCAGCATTTCTAGCAGACTACGGATTTCCTCAAGCTTTTGCTTGAGGCCTAGCCGGTTGCGGTTTTCAGTCTCCGCAAGAAGGCCTGACAGCCTGTTTTCGAGGGTTGTTAATATTTGTTCTTGTTTAGTCATTATTTCAACCAGTCCTTTGCGTCTTCACCTAAAACCTGCCCCGCAATATCAATTTTACTGCGCAACGCCTGCAATATCTTTTCGTCGATGGTGTCGGGCGAAACCATATCAATATAAGTTACCTTGTTTGTCTGCCCGATCCGGTGTGCGCGGTCCTCGGATTGCAACCTAATCTCCAGATCGTAACTATTAGAAAAGTAAATCACGGTGTTGGCAGCCGTCAAGGTAATGCCGTAACCACCGGTTCGCGGTTGACCAACAAAGAACCGCAGGGGGTCAGCCTTGTCCTGAAACCGTGTGACGATCTCTTGGCGTTGATCTTGTGGCGTACCGCCGTAGTAAGTGGCTACCGAGTCCGGTCCAAACCGGAGCTTTAACTCTTCCTCAATACGCAAGATGTCGTGCGTGTAAGTGGCCCAGATTATAGCTTTGCCCTGAACCTCGTCAGAAAGTTCCAACAATTCTTTTAAACGGTTGCTTGGAATGGTTTCTATTTCGCCATCGTCGGGTTTTAGAAACCCGCAGCATATCTGTTGCAGGCGCATGATCTGCGTCAGGACACTGGCCGTTGTGGCAAGCTCCCCGCTTTCAAGCTTTGCTAACGCCAGCTTCTTCATCTGCGTATAAAGTTTCTTTTGTTCGGGAGTAAACTCTATGTTCCGACGGACATAAACCTTTTCGGGTAGGTCTAAGCAATCCTGTTTCAAAACCCTGTCGCTAAAAGTGTCTAACTTTTCCGAAAGTTCGTCTAACCGGCGGTATCCTACGATCTGTTGAAAACTGCGGTGCCCCATGGTCCGTTGCTGGATATTTGCGTATCTCGCTTGAAAAGCAAAGTAGCTGTTAAACCCCAGCGCCTTGTTCTTAAGAAAATCGCATTGGCTGAACAAATCCATGGGGCTCTTAGTAATAGGGGAGCCTGTCAGGATGCGGCGGTACTTTGAATACTCTTGCAACTTAACAATGTTTTTTGTCCGCGCGGCTTTGCGGTTTTTGATGGTGGTGCTTTCGTCCACTATCACAATATTGTTGGGATTTTGGTACAGGAAGGCCGTTGCCGCATCTGTACCCCGAGACGTAGAGAACGCCTCTATGTTTATGACAAATATTTTAATGCCGTTAAGGTCCCCGACAATAAAGTCTTTCAAGTTTATTTCCATACGTTTTGTCTTAGCGGGGGTCCAACGCAGCAAGGTTCGTTCGATCCGGTCCGGTAAATGCGCGGGGATTTCGTTCTGGACCCAGTTGTCATAAACCCCTTTGGGCGCAACGACTAAAGCCGCATTGATCTTGCCAGCCTCGTAAAGAACCGCCATGGTATCAATAGCAACTTTGGTTTTACCTGTTCCCATCTCCATAAACAGTGCATAATACTCCTCGGCCCACGAAGCTTCTAACGCTTTTCTCTGGTGGTCATACGGATTGGTCTTGTAATCAAATCCACGCATTTTATTTTCCTTAAAAACTGCTTGACAAGTGCAGAGTATAAGATATTATCTGTAATTGTCAAGGCCCGATAGGTGCCTTTAACCACGAAGGAGACTCGGAATGAGTGACGACGTACTAAAAATGATGGAAGAAGATTTTGAGGACACTATCGCCTCTTCTGTCGAAAAGATAGATCAACAAGGCCTCCAAACGGTGGCGGAGTTGGCCAGAAGAATCCGTGACCATGAAGCACAGATTGAAAACCTTGAGCAATTAGCCAAGAGTTTGAAGAAAGAGCTTTTGAAGTTCACGGATGAAGACATGCCTGCGATGCTTGCAGAAATAGGCATATCTTCGTTTGCCTTGGATGACGGTTCTACCGTTCAGGTCAAACAAACGTATGGAGCCTCCATACTGGTAAACAATCGTCCGCAAGCCTACGACTGGCTACGGGATAACGGGTACGATGACATTATTAAAAATACTGTCTTATGCCAGTTCGGCCGTGGCGAGGACGATAAAGCCAACGCTTTTTCAGCTTTTGCTGAACAAGAAGGTTTTGTGCCTACGCAGAAAACCGAAATTCACCCGCAGACCCTACGGGCGTTTGTGAAAGAAAGGTGCGAGGCAGGAGAAGAGTTTCCGATGGAATTATTCGGAGCTTATGTTGGTCAACGCGCAGTCATTAAGAGAGGTAAATAATATGGCACAGTCAAAAGAAGTTGCAAAAAAAGAAACAGCGGAAATCGTGGAGTTTAACCCTGCGATGTTCGAAGAAGACGCCGGTAATGGATTACAGGATTTGGGTCAAGAAGACCTTGCCCTGCCATTTCTAAAAGTTCTGTCTGGAAATGATCCGGTACTGGACGTTAATGAGGATGCCCGCAAGGGGGACATCTATAATACCGTCACAGGAGCCCTCTACAAGGGCAAGACAGGTATTCAGGTCATCCCGTGCGCGTATCAGCGCAGGTTCATCCAGTGGGCTCCACGGGGCGTTGGGAGCGGTGCGCCAACCGCGATCTACACCCCCGCGGACAAGCGCCCAGAGGTGCAACGCTCCAAGGAGGATAACAAAGACTATGTAATGGACGGCTCTGGTGAATACATCGAAGAAACGCACCAGCACTTTGTTGTCTTGCTCTCGGAAGACGGCTCAATGGAAACAGCCCTAATTGCTATGAAATCTACGCAGCTTAAAAAGTCGCGTAAGTGGAACAGCATCATGGCGTCACGTTCAATGATGGGATCGAAAGGACCCTTCACACCACCGCGGTTTGCCTACGTCTATGACTTGAAAACAATTGGAGAAGAAAACTCCAAGGGGTCATGGCACGGGTGGGAAATGTCTGTAGCGGGCCCCGTGTCCGAAGCACACATGTATACACGCGCTAAAGAATTTGCAGCAAGCATTAACGCTGGTGAGGTTGTTGTGAAACACTCGGACGATGAAGCAACACAAACTTCGAACGATATACCGTTTTAAGTAGTGTTCGCGGCGGGGTAATTGTGCCCCGCCGTTTTTCTTTCGGGCGGGGGCAATAATGTCAGCAGATAAATTTATGGCCATCTTTGATGGTTTAAAAGAGGCCTACGGCTACTTTAAAATTGAGAACACAGGTGCCGGTGGCAAAGCCAAAGGCAAAGCGGGCATCCTACGGGAACCGCGGGACCAGAAGTTGTGGGACAACCACCTCTCTGGCAAAGGTGCAGGACTAGGCATCATACCGATTAACGAAGACAATTGCTGTAAGTGGGGGTGTATTGATATCGATCAGTACCCGCTAGACCACAAAGTTCTTGTCAATAAAATCCGTAAACTAAAAATACCAATGGTAGTGTGCCGCTCTAAATCAGGCGGAGCGCACTGCTTCTTGTTCGCAAGCGATTGGACAGACGCCAAAGATATGCAGAAGGCCCTGCAATCGATAGCCGCGGCCCTCGGATATGGCGAAAGCGAAATATTCCCAAAGCAGATAAGGCTACACCTTGACCGTGGTGATGTAGGTAACTTCCTTAATCTGCCGTACTACGACCATGAAGACGGTCTGCGCTACGGCTTCTTAGATGACGGCACGTCTGCGACGTTAGAAGAATTTATTGAATTATACGAAAAACATGTTCAAACGCCTGAACAAATTGTTAAGCTACAAGTAGTGGGTGGCGGCGAAACCAACCTACTCAAGGACGGTCCGCCCTGTCTACAAATCCTGTGCAAATCAGGCATCAGCGAAGGAGGACGTAACAATGGTTTATTTAACATCGGCGTTTACTTACGGAAAGCGTACCCAGATAGCTGGGAGTCCGAAATACTGCGCTTCAACATGGAGTACATATCTCCGCCACTGCCACTCTCAGAGGTAAACGTTGTTGCCAAACAAGTAGAGCGAAAAGATTACGCGTACAAATGTTCTGACTCCCCGATCAATTCGCACTGCAACAAAGACCTATGTCGGACACGTAAGTTCGGCATAGGAGCCGCGGTAGCAGGGGCTACAATCGCGAACCTCCGAAAGTATAACTCTACTCCACCAGTGTGGTTTATGGACGTTAACGGCGAGCCGCTAGAAATGGACACTGACGCCCTGATGAACCAGATGACGTTCCAAAAAGCATGTATGGAGCAGCTTAACTTCATGCCGCGCTCAGTTGCCAAGCCCCAATGGGAAGGCCGCATCAGCACCTTGTTGAGCGAAATGAAGGATAACGAAAGCGCCATCATCGAAGTGGCACAGGACGCAAGTATAAGCGGACAGTTCTACGATTATTTGGAGGAGTTTTGCGCCCACCTACAGGTGGCACAGGACAAAGAAGAAATCCTGTTGCGCAAGCCTTGGACCGATGACGAGATGAACATCACGTACTTCCGGCTCAAAGACTTCGAAAACTTCCTGAAGAAGAATAAGTTCTTCGAATATAAATCGCACCGCATCGCCCAGCGCCTACGGGACATCAACGGCAGTAGCCTTGTGATGAAGATTAAGGGCCGTGCCGTCCGTGTTTGGCAGATACCATCTTTCGACAATGTGGATATCAACATTGATCCGCCACAGTTTGGGTCACAAGAAGAGGCTCCGTTCTAATGACGAACGTTTTAAAAGCTATGCGTAATGCAGAGATTGTGCGCCTCATCGATGAACAGCGCGTCACCATGACGGCGGTTGCCAAGTGGTTCGGCATCTCAAAACAGCGCGTCCAACAAATATACAAACGTGAAACGTCTAAAGATGTTTAGGATATTTGGACCTCCCGGCACAGGCAAAACGACCACGCTGTTGAACATGGTGGACGAGGCTCTGGCTGCGGGCACACACCCCCACCGTATTGCTTTCCTAGCCTTTACACGTAAAGCGGCTAACGAGGCCAAGGAACGCGCTGCGGAACGCTTCGGGCTGGACGCCAAGAAAGACCTGATTTACTTCCGGACGTTGCACTCGCTTGCCCTAACCATGACCGACATCCGTCCAGAGCAAGTTATGCAGGAAGCTAACTTTAGAGAGCTTGGCCAGAAGATTGGAATATCGCTAGGTGGAGCAAAAAACACCAGCTTTGACGACGACATGCCGTCGGTAGTGTCGAGCAACGATCCGGTGCTGGGTCTGATTAACTTGGCAAGGTTGCGCAAAGTAGACCTTCGGGAACAATATAACCAGAGCAATCTGGACGACGACTGGAATACTGTGAATTACGTGGACAAATGCCTGCGCGAATACAAAAAGGGTTTAGGGTTATACGATTTTACGGACATGTTAGATCAGTTTGTTTCTGGAAAAAATACGTTCCGACCTGAATTTGACTTGTGCTTCCTAGACGAAGCGCAGGATTTAAGCCCGCTGCAATGGGATATTGCTCATATCTTAGACGATAGCTCCAAGCGGATGTATTGCGCAGGGGATGACGATCAAGCCATTTACCGATGGGCGGGAGCAGATGTGGATCACTTCATAAACCTGCCCGGTGGATCAGAGACGCTATCTCAGTCATACCGTGTGCCCCAGAGCGTTCATAACTTAGCAGAGAATGTCGTGCGCCGCATCACGCGGAGGTTTCCCAAACGCTATGAACCAAAACCCGAGCGCGGTAAGGTGCAGCGCATAAGCCATATAAGCTCTTTGGACATGGCCGAGGGCTCTTGGCTAATTCTGTCCCAAGCAGGATATCAACTACAGCCCGTAGCAAGTGACCTGAAATCAAACGGTCACCTATTTACCTACCGCGGCCACCGGTCCATCAGCGAAAAGATATCTGAGGCGGTCAACGGCTGGGAGCAGATGCGCAAGGGAAAAGAGATATCTGGAGACGTGGCTCGCAAGATTTTCAGCTACATGTCTACCGGAACACGCATTACACGCGGGTACAAAAAGATACCCGGGCTCAACGACAAAGAAATGGTTAACATACAAGACTTGATGGTTAACCATGGGCTGCTAATCGACGGCACAATGATATGGTCAGAGGCCATGGATAAGCTGCCCGAAATTGACAGGGCTTATATCACTGCAATGCTGCGGCGCGGCGAGAAGTTTAATGGCATTCCCCGCATCACAGCGTCCACGATCCACGGATCAAAGGGTGGTGAAGCGGATAACGTTGTACTGTTCACGGACCTAAGTGCGGCTGCGGACAATGCAATGCGGATTAACCCAGATGATATGCACCGAGTGTTCTACGTTGGGGTCACGCGAACCCGACAGAACCTGTATATTGTTGAACCAGAAGACGCGACAAGGAGTTATGACCTATGACCGAAGCCCTCTCTGAACAACAGCGGTTTGAATTTATTGAGGCTGAAATAGACCGCGCTTATGTCCACGCAGACGACGAGTGGAAACAAGCCTATTACCAAAATGCGGCAAAATACCTGTCGGAACACAATTTCGTAGAAGGTGGTAAGATTTGTGCCTTTTGCAGAGCGCAGGGTATGTCTGACCCACATCACCACAACGTTTGGGGCGCGATGATGACATCCCTGCGAAAGTTGGGATGGGTTGAAAAGGTTGGGATGGTGCGTCCTACCACACGGCACACGCACATTAACGAAGTGTGCCAGTGGGAAAGTAAATTGTTTAAGGGAGAGAAGACATGAAGAAAATGACATGGGACGACTGGAAGGCGCAAGAAATAGCAAAACGCGCTGAATATAAAAAAATGGGCGTAGTAGACTTTAGTGAAGCTCGCGCTAAAAAAATGTGGAACGACCCAAACAAATCTGATCTGGCGCAACCCGCCGCAAAGTTCGAGTTTGATGAAGAACTTAAAGAACTGGTGTTCTGCGGCTACGTTAATCAGGTGGAACACTAATGGCTAAATGGGTGATCGATGGGAAAAACTCGCAGGAAAAAGCTATTAGTAACCTGCAATCTAAAATTGCCGTGCAGCGCAGTGAAATAGCGCGGATCACACAAGCATTAGAGGCCGCAACAAAAGAAAAATCGGCGTTGCTGGCAGACATTAAATGGATGAGGGGCGATAAATGAAACGAGACGAAGTGCTGGATGCAGCAAAATCCCTGATTAACGGGGACCGGGCAAAAGATTATGGTGATGCTTACGATAATCATGCTCGTATCGCGGAAGGATGGAACGTCATCATGCGGGGGGCAATCAACAGCCACGGGTACTTAACCCCGGCTCACATTGCCCTGATGATGGACTGGGTAAAAACCAGCCGGTTAATCGAAACAATCGACCATCAGGATTCGTGGATCGATAAAGCAGGGTACACGGCCCTCGGGTCAGAGTTTGTCGAAAGAGACAAACGCCCTGTAGATGAAATTATTGAGGAAATAAAAGATAATGGCAAATTTGCAAATGGCTATGTTCGCCCCCAAAAGTGAATGGGTTCCGCCCATCGAACTACCAGACCTTACGGGCGCAGGTAAAATTGCAATCGACGTTGAAACACGCGACCCGAACCTGAAAAAGAATGGTCCGGGTTGGGCAACAGGCGACGGGGAAGTCGTGGGTTATGCCGTAGCCGTAGACGGTTGGTCAGGGTACATTCCGATCCGACACCTTGGCGGCGGTAATCTTGACGAAAAACAGGTCAACAAATGGCTGCGCAAAGTATTCGAATGCCCTGCCGATAAAATCATGCACAACGCCCAATACGATCTGGGCTGGATCAAACGCATGGGTTTCACGGTCAACGGACGCATCATCGATACCATGTTGGTAGCCTCCCTGCTTGACGAAAACCGTTTCAGCTACAGCCTAAACGCGCTGGCATACGAACACCTTGGAAAAACTAAGTCCGAGAAAGCACTCGTGCAAGCAGCGCGGGAGTTTGGCGTCGATCCAAAAGCCGAGATGTGGAAGATGCCTGCAATGTATGTCGGGCCATACGCCGAAGTCGATGCCGTCTTAACACTGGAGCTTTGGAATTACTTTTCCACAATGTTAGGTAAAGAAGACCTGTGGAGCATTGCTAACATAGAACTCGACCTCCTGCCCTGCCTTGTCGATATGACAATGCGCGGCGTTCGAATAGACGTGAACCGCGTCGAACGGACCAGAGACATGCTTCTGAAGCGCGAAAAAGAAGTTATGAAGGAAGTTAAACGCATCACGGGGACGGATGTGGAGATATGGGCCGCACAATCGCTGTCAAAAGCGTTCGATAAGCTGGACATATCATACCCCAAAACAGAAAAAGGCGCTCCGTCGTTTACTAAACAGTTCCTGAACGAAAACCCGCACCCCGTGGCAAAGCTGGTTGTTGAAGCCCGTAACCTAAACAAAACGTCGGGCACGTTCATCAACACAATAATAAAACACTGCCGATCCGATGGGCGCATACATTCGCACATTAACCAAATCCGGTCAGATGATGGCGGAACGGTTTCGGGACGCATATCAATGTCCAACCCTAATTTACAACAAATCCCGGCCCGCGACCCAGAGCTTGGTCCCATGATCCGTAGTTTGTTCCTGCCAGAAGAAGGCGACCAGTGGGCGGCTATCGACTACTCGCAACAAGAACCGCGCATCTTGGTCCATTACGCTCATGTATATGGCAAAACACGCGGCATTCCGCTGGAAGGGGCGGCCGATTTTGTCGAAGCGTACAACACCGACCCCTCAACTGACTTCCACACCATGGTTGCCGAGATGACAAACATCCCGCGTAAGCAAGCAAAGACCATCAACCTTGGTCTGATGTATGGCATGGGCGTGAATAAGATGGCCGAAAGCTTGGACATCTCTGTTGAAGAGGCCAAAAAACTGGTCAAACAATACCACGAGCGCGTCCCGTTCGTTAAAGGACTGATGACCGGCGTCATGAACCGGCTGAACGAGAAATCTTCGGCGGGCGCTATACGCTCACTGGGAGGCCGTAAGTGCCGCTTTGAAATGTGGGAGCCGGATACGTTCGCAATGAACAAAGCCATGTCTTACAAGGACGCTGTGGACGCCTACGGGCCTACCACACGCCTGAAGAGGGCTTACACGTACAAAGCCCTGAACAGATTGATCCAAGCGTCGGCTGCCGACATGACAAAGAAGGCAATGGTGGCTCTCTACAAGATAGGCAAGCTGCCGCTCATCCAAATCCACGATGAAATAGCAATGTCCGTTAAAGATGTTGACGAGGCCCAAGAAATTGCTAGAATAATGGAGAATGTACTACCACTTGAAGTCCCGAGTAAATGTGACATTGAAATGGGACCATCATGGGGCGAGTCCATGTGAACTACCTTTACTGCTCGACATACCTCTCACTTGTCAACTTCCCCCCAGCCCGCAAAGGTTGGGGGTTTTTTTATGCCAACTCCGAGCGAATAGCACTCGCAAGCGCACCATCAACAACACGATCAAACGCCGCAAACATCGGTCCGCTGTTTATTTCCAGAAACACGTCGTCCATAAAATCGGCTGCACAAAAGGTTAAACCTAGACCGTGGGCCACGGACCGTACTTTGTGCGCAATATCTTGCGCAAACACCTCTTTGGTCACAACAACGTGCGGATCGTCACGGTAATCCAAAGCCGTCGTCTCTAACTTAAAGCCAAAGTGCTGATCCCCGACCAAAAATAACCGACGATTAACCCCCGGCATACGGTTTTGAATAATACCCGTCCAACTCGTTTGATTGCCGGACATGCAATGCGCCCCGCCCGTCAACGGCTTAAATATGCAATCGCCCTCCAAAGGCCCCTTGCCAATAATCGTGCGCGGTATCTCAAGGCCCGCGGCCACGGCCCGACGCAAGTTAGAAGCTTTGATAGGTGTGCCATGGTTATAACGCCTGTTATAACGAGACACATGCGAGTTAGCGTCCAAGTAATTCGCCATAAGATGCCAATTGTTGAAACGTTGATGCGTGTTCTTTGTAAACACATTGGCCCTGCCAAAAAAACCGCGCATCTTAACGCGCTCATCGTTACAAACAAGGGTGTTTGTATTTATGTCCCACGTATAATCACTCGCCTGATCCAGAAATAAATCAAAATGCGGGCGCAGCGCCGCAATGTTAGGATCGTCCATCTGTCCAAACAACACATAATCCATAGTAAACCCTCTTTTTCTTGCATTCTTGCATATACTCCTATAATATCCTAGATGAAGCGGGACTTGGAGCAAAAAAAATGGATACCACACGTTGGAAAAGCGTACTTGTACCGCGGGAAGTGTACGAAGAAATTAAATACCTGTCTAAAGCAGAGGGCAGAACCATCGGCGGACAACTCCGACTGGTCTTCGACTGGTATAAAGAAGCGCGGACCGCGGGCCACGTACCAATTGAAGAAAATAAAGAAGATGTATGCGATTAAGTGTTGCTTATCCCATACGCCTATGTAATGTAGGTACTGCAACGGCATGTTGCACTCCGTAGTAAAAACGCCCCCAGACTGCTTGCCCGCGGCTGGGGGCAATTTTTTTTAAAAAAGGGAGAAACGAATGCCAGATTTCGTTGATGGCCTACGCGCCAAAAAACCAAATGATAAAGCCCCCGACTTCGTTAAGTGCAATCTTAGCATAAAACGCGAAGACCTGTTGGCGTGGCTGTCATCAAGAAATGACGAATGGATCAATGTCCAAGTCAAAGAAAGCGGTAAAACCGGCACATGGTACGCCGAAGTGGATACGTGGGAGCCGCGCAAATGAAGGTGGATTCCGAAAAATACCAAGCCCTCTATTTGGATGCTTGGATAAAACAAAATAAAATTGACGGCAAAAAAAACCCGTACATGCTTAAAAAAGACATGAAAAAAGCATGGGACAACGGCAAAGCAAGCGGTTCGTTAGGCGGTAGGACCAAAATTACCTTTGATAAATGGCCCGAAAAAGCTAAAATCATAAACAATATGAAACTTAAAGACATGTCAAATAATAAAATAACGGAACTTACAGGCATAAACCTGTCCTCAGTAAAGGATTTCGTTAAGAGATACGACCTGCCAAGGAAAGTCTAACGTGAAATCAATGCGACTCAGAGAAGCCGAAGAAGAAGCCAAAAACGACTTCCTGATCGCAATGGATTGCGCACAAGACCTGATCCAAGAACTGGCAGAAAACGATGTAAATATGGGCGCAGCACTCGGCGGAATACTAACGCAAACGCTAACCGCGCTCATGTCCGTCGCACCAAATAACGAAACCGCAATGAAAGTCCTGTCGTCCTGCATACATAATGCGTCAGTCTCAATCCACGAAACAACGGACCACGAACAAACGCACCAAAGCTCGGACGAAATACACTGACACTTGACAGTATCGCATACCATCCCATATAGTTAGCGAGCATAACCTATGGAGATGAAAATGCCAAAGTTACTATCTATCGAAGAAGTGATGAAAATCACAGGTAAAGCTAAACCCACAATATACCGCCGAACAGCAGAAGGTACGTTCCCCCAACCCGTCGAAGTGCCGTCAACCGCGCTCCGCGGGCCAAAAACCAAAAAAATGTGGGACGAACAAGACATAATGGCGTGGAAAGGAGAAATGAAGTTCGTGCCGCAAAAAGAAAATATCGGCCTCGACAACGGTGAAAACATCGGAAGACAAGAACAAAACCACGAAGAAATCCTGAAAAACTTGGTTAACCCCTTCTCAAACAGCCCTTGGGCAAAACTAAACGACACCCCAAAATGGTACGTCAAACATAAGTTTGTAATCTTGGCCGCCGTCTCAGGCGTCCTAGCCGGAATAGTCGGTATCGTTTGGGGATGAATAAACAACCGTGCCCCGATTGTGACGACGGTATCGCCATCGTCACAATCTATAAACCACAAAGCTTCGACCGAGATATCGGCGAGCCATGCGAAATAGCCGAACATTGCCAGACATGCGATGGTTCAGGCGAAATAGAAACAGAAGAGGAGTGAAAATGACAAAAGAAAAACTGGAAATGGAAAAAATGCTCAACCAAGTGTTCCAAAAAGTATTCGGAACAAAATGGGGAGCCTAAAGCATTAAGGATAAATCATGCTAAATGGACTGCTACAAAAAAAACAAGGCGTCATCATAAACGTACTGGAAGACAAACATTGCGCCTTCGCTCAAACCGAAAACGATGAACAAGTCTTCATCGAACCAAAATTTACCACAGGACTAAACCTGCAAGTCGCAGACCAAGTGGAAATGGTGGTAATTTCTAACACGCGATTCACAACACAGTGGAAAGCAATAAAAGTAGAACTAATAAACCAACACGGGGAAACAACAACACAACCCGAAACAAAACCCGTGCTGACACTGCAACAAGAAATCATGCTGTTCCTAACAGAAGAACCAGACATGTGCTTCTCAACAAAACAAATAAAAGAAGGCCTCGGTCTAAGCATCGGACAAGAAGACGTTCGAAGAGAAGCAGAAAAGTTGCACAACGCAAACGAAATATGTCGCGCTAAAGTATGCGGACCAAACTATAAAAAACAAACTACCTTCAACCTCTACTCCAAAAATATCGAAGCGTTCATCTTCGATGTCGAATACGAAGCCCAATAAAATAAGGCGCTTAACGTAATTTAAAGCCCGCGGACCACGGCTCGCGGGCTTTTCTGTGCGCTGCTTAAACCGCGGACCACGGGGCGGTTACAAATAAACGCGTTATATGTATATAGGATCTGAAAAAAAAAATAAAAGTTTTTAGTAAATATAGGCGTAACCGGTGTAACCGTGTAACTTTGGGTGTTTTCTCCTGTGTATATAAGGAGTTAGAAGTAACACAAAGTAGTTTTTAAAAATGTAACGTAACCAGAGTTTGTGTAACCTTAAAGGCCCAAAGTGCGTTAAGGGGGTCTGAAAGTTTTTTTTTATTTTTTTTATTTCTGTAGCTATATATACAAGAGAGCGTTTTTAGTAGTAAAGTATCTGCAAATAACTAGGATACTCATATGGCCTCGAAAGCTAAATCAAGCCCCCCTGCTAAGATCAAAAGCCGCGGGCGACCTAAATCAACGAAATCAGCGGTCCTGACTAGGCGGCAAGAGCTTTTTGTAAAAGAGCTTGTCTCAAAAGACGGCCAGATCACTATGCGGGAAGCTGCCGTTAATGCTGGATACCCCGTTGGATCAGCACACACTCGTGCTTACGAAATGACCAACCCAAACATCTGCCCCCATGTTGTGGCAGCTATCCAATCATATCGTGCCGAACTGGATGAAAAGTTTGGTGTGAACTACCAAAGGCATTTGCGCGACCTTCAAACCATCCGCGATGCCGCATTAACCAACGGAGCCTATTCGGCAGCCGTACAGGCTGAATACCGGCGAGGGCAAGCGCAAGGTGATATTTATGTGAGCAGATCAGAAATACGTCATGGCAGCATCGATTCGATGAGCAAAGACGAAGTGCTGAATGCTCTAAAGGAGATTAAACAAAGTTATGCCCCGATCACTATCGACGTTACTCCCGAAGGAGAGAGCAATCCCCAGAACCGCGACAAAGCGCGAGGCCGACTTTTGGAGGTTGATGAAGACTGGGATGCAGAAGAGCCCGAGAACATGGAAAAGTACCCGAATTGAAACGTGGGCCATGCCGGGTATCCCGGATGTTTTATGCTGCGATGAAAACGGTAAGTTTCATTTTGTAGAATTAAAGGCAACATCTGGGAACGCAGTGGACCTACGACCCCACCAAGTTGCGTGGCTGACTAATCACAGTCATGCCAGCGTTTGGGTTTTAGTCCGCAAACTGCAAACTAAAACTAAGCCGCAAATGATCTATTTGTACCACGGTAAAGACGCGATGGATTTAAAACTGGAAGGCCTGAAAGTTGCGCCGGTTTACTTTTCTGATGAAGATTTTGACTGGGTTAAGATAATGAGCTTGATATCTCCCATATAATCGCATAATATCTTAGACCTAACTACGGAGATTATTATGAAACATGATGAAAGACACGGCGGTCCATATGATCGCGGACGGGCGGACTATTGGTATAACCGACCGGTTGACCCTCATTACTTTACGGGTGGCACGAGCCGTAAAGACTGCGCGACCTGCGTGACAGATTTAAAACCGTCTGAATTAAAGGCTTATCATGCGGGTTATTCTGATGGGGAAGCCGACGGCGGCCAAAAGGATTGGGGTTAAATGTTTTTATTTAATTGGCTTGGCAAATTATTATACGGTAAAGAGGCGTGGGAAAAGCAGGATCGTGAAAAGGCGCGGCGGCGGCCGATAAAACAAAAGCCCAAACGACGTAAAAAATAATAAAATTAAACCCGGTTGACGCCGGGTTTTTTA